CTAATTGTTGCAGACAGGGTACTTTTTGTATCGGTTGCAAAAGCAATTTTGTCAATGTCCGATTTGTGAACTGAACCCGAATACCCACCAAGAAAATATCCTGCCGTACCCGAATATGATGCTGAAAACTGATATCTAACCGCAGTTGTCAAAGTTGCTGCCAAAGTACTTTTAGCATCCGTAGAAAAAGCAATTTTGTCAATGTTTGAATAGTAAGTTGATGAGTTGTTGAATCCAGCAGCAATGTATCCTGCTGTGCCACTATTTGACATGGCAGATAGTTGCGTTTTACTGTTTGTCAAAGTTGCAGCCAAAGTACTTTTGGCGTCAGTAGAAAAAGTAATTTTATCAATACCTGAAAGTGGGTTAGCACCTACGTCATCGCCACCAGCAAAATATCCTGCTGTGCCACTATTGGCAAAACCTGCTAAATATTGTCTAGCACTTGTCAAAGTTGCTGCCAAAGTTGTTTTGGTATCACCAGGAAAAGCAATTTTATCTATACCATTTAATATGGTAGTATCAGTGCCGCCAGCAAAATATCCCGCTGTTCCACTATTAGCCATACCGCCAAGACCAAATCTTGTAGAAGTTAATGTGGCTGACAAAGTAGATATTGCTTCGGTTAAAAAAGTCAATTTGTTTATTCTTGACAACCTGGTTCCTGACGCATTTTCCCCACCACCCGAATATCCCGCAACATTACTATCAGAAAATCCTGCATTTAATGATGTGACTGTTGTGAGAACCGCACTTAAAGTCGATACGGTTTCGCTTCCAAAAATAAGTTTTGAAATAGCGTTAGTTTGGGCATCATAACCACCCGCAAAATAACCAGCAAATTGTGAGGTTATATCACCTACTGGCATCCAAGCCGAAGTATATGTGCTAACCCGTGAACGGTTATCAAACCGCATAACTTATGCTATTTCGTTTACATACCCGTGAATGATAATAACATTCGCCGTAGCCGCAAATGCTTTAACGACAAGGGCGGTCGCATTACCTTGCAAAGGCAAACCAGGAACAACTAAAACAAGACCCGATTCAGCAGCAATCGTTAATTCAATGTTGCCGTCTGGTGCTGTAGCCTCGCCCCACTCAATCGTTAGTTTGACAGCAGTAGCAGAACTGTTTACCGCATACAACCACACCTCATGGAAATGTGCCGTATTCGTAGGACCAGTATGAATTGTTGTACCAGCCGTAGCAGTCTGAACAACCTTGATACCTTTACCGTCAGTCGAACCGCTTAAATGATTTTTAGTGAATGTTGCCATGTGTTATCTCCTATGTTAACCGAAAATTTGTGAACCCAAAACGATAGCCGAATCATCACCCGAAGTTAAACCAGAAGCAGCAGGCGCAGCCCAAGCAGCATCCGTACCGTTAGAAGTTAGCACATAACCGTTAGTGCCAATGGCGATACGAGCAACCGTAGGACCAGAACCCATCGTCAACAAATCGCCACGAGTGGTCATCGTCGACGCCAAAGTGTTTGCTTCGTCAGCGTCAGTTGCTGTGAAAACTGGGTAGCAGGTAGCGCCTGCGTTATGTGAAGCGGCAGTAGTGCCGTCAACGCCACGAGTGATAGATGAAAGCGATGAACCTGTTCGTGAACCTACTAAAACTTTTTCTTCGGTAGCCAAACCTGGGTCAATCACCATGAAGAACGGACCAGTAGCGGTGTTATTCCACGCTGTTACAGTTCCTGTAAGAAGCGCTGTTGTGTCACCAGACGTGATAGCGTTCGTTAACGTACACGCTGGCGCCGCACCCGCATAAGACCGTCTAGTAACTGCTGCCATCTATACTCCTAATCTTGAACCGAACGCATTGTAACAGTACAGGTTCCTTCCAAATCCCAGTTTTGCTGGTATCCGTCTATCACCTGAAATTCTAAATCTTCAACTACCACAGAATACGTTTCCGTGTTCTCTTGATAGTTTACCACTATAGGGTTTGTTACCAAATCCCGTAGTGCTTGTAGTTCTGATTCTACATCAAAATAGTATTCGGTGTCATGTACCCTGAGGCGGTGGTGCATGAGGATTGGGACACGGAAAACTTGGCTTCGGGCTGGGGATGCGTATGCTCTAGCCATCCAACGGGTTAGGGTTGGTGCTGTTGTCGCTGACCCTCTGGCGAGAACTAGTTTGAATTTGGCTTCAATGAATTTGGCTTGCGGACCTGTCGCCACCGATTCTGTGGTTAGCGCTTTTTCGTGGGGGGTCATCGATGTGTAGTCGCCCGAATCTGACGATATGTATGGGGTGACTGTGCCGTATAGGGGGGTGGTTCGGATGTCGAATTTGGCTACGAATTTGCGGTCTGGGATACCCCAACGGTAGATGCCTGTAACAATTTCTCCTTGTGTCACATAGTTCGCTGTGTCTTCCACGTAGACACCTGCGGCTGATACTGCGAACACCCGTTTGTTATCGTAGGTGGCGCATGATAGCACGTTGGCTGTTGATGTGTGCATCAAATCTGATGCGTGCGCTGGGGTATTTGTTGCGATGAATGTTGATAGGTCTAGTCTGCCTAAGCCTGTGGATGTTGTGTCGTATTGTGACCATGTGAACCACACGTATTTGTCTTCGGCTGTGAACGATACGACGTCGCCTGTTGTTGGGATTAGGGCGCCAGCGGTGAGGTTCCCTGCGCTGTCCGCTGTCGAGTATCGGACACCTTTGTTTGTTCCGACGATGATTGCACCTAAGTATCCGTAGATACATTTTGGTATTTCACCTGTTGGTAGTTCTAGTGCAACTACTGGTTGGTCGAGTACGCCTGCTGAGGTGATAGTAATTTTGTAGATTGCTCCACGGTCGCCTGAGTATCCTGCAACATAGATGGCGTTTTGACCTGAAGCAAAACTTACCCAATTCCATGTTGATATCGGATGAACGTAATCGTCGCCGCCGACGTTACCTGATGGGTCATAGTAGAGGTCTGTTGCGCCTGCACCTGAATCACCTGATATAAGCAAATGTCCTTTAACGAAATCAACATAATAGAATTGGTGACCGTAAGCAACGTTTGATGCGGTGTGGCTTGCGTTTACTTTCCAAAGCCCGAAACTGCTTGTTGTGCCAGCGTATGTCAGATAGACGTTTGTGCCGTCTGATGCGATGTCTCGTGGGGTGAGCGCAGGCAAACCTGTTACCGATGTCCATGTTGGTGACGCGGCGAAAGGGTTGGATGAGTAGCGGACAGTTTGCCCATCTAACATATATAGTTGGTTGTTTGCTACGACCACTTGCAGGTTTGTGTTCGCTGACGAATAGGATTGCTTTGTTGCGTTCAGCAAAGTTAATTGTCCTTTGGACCAAGGGTTCACACCTTTGCTTGAGAAGTAACGGTAGTCTTGTGCTTCGGCTGTGTCAGCATACTTTTGACCTGCACCGAAATGCCATGATGCTTCACCTCGACGCCATAATCCTTGCGGGTTGATTGCTGCTTCGCCTGGGCTTGTTGATTGGTCTACCGAATCTCGGACACGTGGCTCGAAACCTCTAGTGAATGTTCCCGCTTTTTGGTCGATTAGGTATGGTCTGCCGTTGATGGCAATTGGGAAGATATCTGGTACGAGTTGTGTTGTTGTTCCACCTGCGAAGAAACGTGGCGCTGGATAGAACGCATCGGTGAAACGAAGTAATGTCGTCACCGTTTAATCCTTAGATAAGAAAGTTGGGTATGCTCTCGCTAGACGTGCTGCTTCTGCTTGGATACGGTCACGACGCAACCTGATAAGACTTGTGATGCTGTTAGCGACAGCACCCATAGAAACTTCTTCTGCGCGGCGTGTGTCTCCTTGTGATTCTGTGAAGTTGCGTTTCACTTCGCGTGGTGACATCAACCGTATTTGTGCGCCCAAAGCAACAATGTCTGTGACTGTTTCTTGTACACCGCATCCGCTGTTGATGTCTGTTGCTTCTGTGGCTGCTGCTGTGTATGGGGCTTTGTAAACGACACGTAGACGCCCTGGGAATACTGCTTGGTCAAAACGTAAAGCAAACCCTGATGGGAAGTCATCTGTTGGTAGGTCGCGAATAAGACGAATTTTGCGGGCAATAGGGTAGTCGTCTGTCATATACCTAACCGAAACTGTTAACAAATCTATGATACTTGTCACATTCGTTAGGTCTATCATCGCATCAGAACCGTTGTAGTCGATGTTCAAAGTTTTCACTTGAAACAGTCCGTGCATCGGTGACGACAAATCTGATAGTTCGTCGTTAACTGCTTCCAATATTTGTGCCCGAGGGAACCTTGGTTTGATAGTGATTACGGCACCAGCGGTGTGTGCTGCGGCTGTTGTGTTATTGAATCCTCTTTGAACTGTCAACGTTTTTGTTGCTACGTCTGTCGCCCAAATGTACATGAGTTCTGAATCTATTTCACAAACCTGACCAGAACGTAACCCTTCCAGCGGGTAGTCAACCACAACACTCGTGCCGTTTGACGTGAGTGTTGTGGTTAGTTTATTGCGGGCTTCTACCGTTCCTGATAAAAGTTGTCGCAATGTCCTATCAATGACTACTGCTGTTGTTGTCATTTACTTTTTCTTTTTAGCCTTCATCATCGGCTTGCCAGTTTTTTTGGCTTCCATTTTGGCTGCTGCTTTGCCTTTTGCTGTGTAAGCAAACTTCTTTTTTCCTACCATTGGCATAACGGTCCTTTCGTTAGTGAGATAGAAAGATTACCATAATCAGCAATCCCATTTACGTAAAGCCAAAGCCTTACGTGTTGGTCTGCCTTTCGAATCTTTCATAGGTCCTGGCATACCACCCATGCGAGCACAAAACGATTTGCGGCGTGCCGCTGCTTTAGGTGATTTCTTTGCTTGGGCTGCTGACACAGGTGGTTTCAGGTTCATACCTTGCGCTTTGGCTGATGCCCGACCTTTGGCGTTGAGTCCGCCCGCAGGATTCTTGCCTGCTTTGCGTTGCCACGCTGGTGTTTTAGCCACGGCTTGCCCTCATATTATCAATCAGGTTTGGGTATGGTCGCCCCGCTTTTTTCGCTGATGCTTTCGCCGCCGCTTTTTTCGCTGGGGAAAGTTTCTTAGATTTCTTGTTAGGGTTCTTAGTTTCCCATACAGGTTTTTTCATGGTGTCTCCAATAGGTATCCCGATTGTTTTAATACTTCACGAACATTCAACACTACAGTATAGGTTACGTTCGGTTTCAAATCTATGATATGGGTTCCGATTGTGGCTTTGATGGCACGTTTAACCCGTATTTGACAGGTGGGTTCTAACGCCATCCAGTTCGATGGGACAGTTTTGTCGGATGGTTTAACTATTTGTAACAGTTGTTTTGCTGATGTATCCCAGTTGAATGCTTCTGTTTGGGGTGCTGTTTGTTCGGCTTGTTTACGGTATTTGTCACGGTTGTTGTAGATGTCTTTGATGGCTTCGGCTGTTGCTTCTGGGTTTGGTTCATCCCAGTCGCCCATGTTTTGCCATACACCTTTGGCTGTTGGGACAGGTGTGGTTGGGATTCTGTGGGTGGCTAAATCTGAGAATTCTTTGTGACCGTGGGCGTCGGACAGGATGGTGGGTATCCCTGCCGAGATTGCTTGTAGGGGCATCAGTCCGAATCCTTCGCCTCTGGATATGGATATGAATGCGTCGGCGGATGATACCAGGTTTCGTTCTTCTTCAACGGTCATCCATTCGCGGTGAACTATGACGTTTGGGTATTCTAAATCTTTTGGTGCAAACAAATGTGGTGGAACTATTTTGATGTGTAGTTCCGCGTCGGGTAGTTGGAGTTTGTTGAATACTTCTAGTACGACATCTAAACCTTTGCGATACCATTCGGAGCCGCCGCATAATAGTTTAAACTTTTTGTTTGGTTTATGTGGTTGGGGATGCCAGATGGTGCGGTCTACTGCGAGTGGGATGACTCGAACGTTGTCATGGTATTCGGAGAACAGTTCCCAGTTATGTAAACTTGGGACTGTGATGGTTTCAAAATTGTTTAGATAATCGTAGAACTCTGGTGGTAGCCAATTTGTTTCCCACATTGTCAAAAGGTGTGGTACTTGTTGTTTGTGCCAGCCTTTAATAAGGTTTGGTCTTAAAGCAAATATTGTGTGTTCGGCTTGTTTATCAAATGTTACGTATTGTGTTAAGGCTTCACGTAACCCTGACACCATTTTCCCGTAACCGACTTTGATTATGTCGACGCCGACAAGGTTCAGGTATTTGGTAGAATGCCTGTCTCCACTTGCCATGGTTCTTGTGCTCGCCTTTCTACTTCCGCTGCACCATCCACACGTTTAGGTTGCAGACCGTTAGCACGTAACCGTTTGTATGCGGGCATATCTTTTTTCCAACCTCGTTCGGTTGCGTTAACTTGTGCGACTTTGGCGCCACGTGATGTGGTGCTGTTTGTTGCCATTCTGATTCCCGCTATTCTGCACCCGAAACATCCTTCGACATCCAGATTGGGGTGTGTTTCCCTATGTTTCACGTAATGTAACTCCCGTATCCTGCGGCTGTTAATGCTGTAACTTCTTCTGCTGTTACTTCGTTGTTGTGTCCACCATAATATGTTTTTGTAACGGTTGTCATATCTGATGGCTGTTTTTGTACATATGAACTGTCGGTTAGTAGGTACACGTTTTTGCCTCGCGGCGATGCCACGATGTGTGTACCTAGCCTGTTCGCTGCACGTTGTTCTTTTGGTAGATATTGTCCGTTCATGTATTCGCCGACGATTACTGGGACAACTAGGTCTTCGGTGGGTGGGCTGAATGTGGGCATTATGTGATGCTCGCTCCGTATCCTGCTGCTGTTAGTTCTGCTACTTCTGTGTCGTCTAAGAAAATGTCATGTCCACCGTAATACACTTTTGATATTAGTTCTGGTATACGTGGGTCGGTTATCTGATATGTGTTGTCTGTCAGTTTATACAGGTTGTATGCTCTGATTCCTTGTGGGGTGTGTGCGAACAGTTTGTCTTCGCCTTCGGCGTATCTTGTTGCGAACGCATATGTTGACGTGTTTGGTACACGGAAAATATGTGACTTAACCCAACTAGCCGTGCCTGTACCCGTACCTGAACCTGTGGCTGTGCGACGGTTAATTCTTGCACCAACAGAAGTTTGTGTACCTAAACCATCACCTGTAGCGGTACGGATAGATGTCAACAACCAGACACCTGTGCCTGTTCCTGCACCCGAACCTGTGGCAGTTCGGACACTTACAACTATGTCAACACCTGTACCAGACCCGACACCTGAACCTGTAGCGGTGCGAACAGGGATGAGCACCCCAACAACTGTTGCTGTGCCTGTGCCTGAACCCGTGGCGGTTCGTGGTGCGATATGCAAACCTGTCGAATCCATAGTGCCAACGCCTGAACCTGTGGCGGTGCGGACAGCAACAACGATACGTGTCGCAGTACCTATGCCTGTACCTGAACCTGTTGCTTGGCGTTGACGCAAAACATTTGCTAAAGAAGAAGCAGTACCTAAACCTGAAGCGGTTGCGGTAACAGTAATAACTGCACGAACACCAAGATAGAAACGACCACCCGTAAGATACGGGAAACTAAAATCGGTGAGTTGACCTAAACGTGTTTGTGATGCGCCATGCGCCACAGATGATGTGCCATCACCAGCGCCTGTCGCTGTGCGTGTAACTACACGAAAGTATGTGCCACGATAAAACGGGTGTGTGTCAACAAACGGTTCTGCATAACCAGTAACTGCTGTTTGTGCCATAGGGTTTACCCCCTACGACTAATCGAGGGACAGAGTAAGGGAAGTAATCTGAAAAGTATCGCCAGCAGTAACAGCCGCAGACGACGACAAAGCACCAGTCCACAAAGCATTACCCGCAGTTGAAGCATCCCACAAAGACCAATGCGTAATTGTTTCTGTAGCCGCAACGTTAGTCCATTCAAGGGTTGCATCGGTCGCAATAGAACCAGAAGACGCAGCCGCCCAAGAAGCCGCCTTACGTGTCGTTTCTGATGCAGCGTTTGATGTTGCAGCCTCACCAGGGTCGCCTGTATGAAGTTTTACATAAACAGTTGTTGGCATAGTCCAAGCGGCTTCGCCTGTTACATGGTCAAGAATTTTGTTTTCAGCGTAGTTCGAAATAGACATATAAACCTTTCAACGTGACGAGTATAGCAAAAGCAAAAGCCCCCCGCCGAAGCAGGGGGCTGTCGCTTATTAAGTGCTACTAGTTAGAACCGATTGATGATGCCGATTCGATTCGACGAAGCGAAGCCTCGCGGAAGCGACCGTAGCCACCAAGCCAGTACCAACCGACTGGTTGCAAGCGCATCAAAACGTCGGTCACGTTACCGCGAACGATTTTTGGTACAGCGCCGTTACCGTCTTGTGTTGCGTAAGCCTTAGCAAGAGCCTGACGACCCATTACGTGTGTGCAGTATGCGTCAATCGTACCAGTTGTGCTGGTACCGTTTGAAGCGTTCGTGAACACTTTGGCTCGTGGTGTCTCAATGAAACGTACCGACTCAAACAAACCGATTTCGCCATTGTAGATACCTTCTGGGTTTACGTAGTTCGCTGGTGTACGCCATGCTGATACGTCTGTGTTCGAACGGAAGTCGTACGACACGTCTGGGTGGATGTAACCCATGTAGGAACCGTTGAAGGTTGCTACGTTTGCTCCACGGAGTTGTGCAACAACTCTGCGAACATCGTCAGCGTGAAGAATGTCATCTGTTGAGATTGATTCTCGGCTGGTTGGGGTTGTTGTGCCACCTGTGGCGTAAATGACGTTGGTTCCTGCGGCAAGAACTTCACGGATAACTTGGTCGATTGAATCGCCTGCGTTGTATCCGATGATGTTCGCTGCTGCTGAATCAACATCTGTGAATGCTGTTCCGCGCAACTTCGCTGTTGTTACAACTGCGTTACCGTATTCGTTCAGAGTTACAGTTACCTGGCTGTCTGAGAGCGCTACTGGTGTTACGTCAGTTACTTCGTTCAGCGTTGATGTCGCTGCCGAAATGTCTGCGAAGATGGTGAATGTGACGCCAGTTCCAGGCATTGCCTGTTGTACTGGTTGTACGTCTGCTGCTTGGTCGAAGAGGAGTTCTGAACGCAATGCGAAGTACGCAAGACGGTCGAATGCTACCTGGTCTACCGAGAGAGACGAGAGTTGGGTTTCGCCTGCCATGATTATTTATTCCTTTTGTTTTGAGGGGGATATTATTGTTGTGCTGCCCGTGCCTCAGACAAAATTTGTTCTACTTCTCGTGGCGAAGTTGCTTCGTTCAACCTGCGTGTCCAGTCAACTGGTGGTTGAGATGTTTGGCTTCCAGCGGCGACTTTGTTGGTTCGCTGCCATGCTTGCATCTCATCCGCAGATGGTTGGTTCTGGGGTGGACTAATCAATTGCGCCTCTACAGCAGCCTGACGGATTGCTTCTGGGTCAAGTTCGCCGTCGTATGCTTTAACGAAATATTTTGACATCGGTTGAAGCGGGTCGATACCTGCTTTAACAAATGCTAATTCTCGTTTCGCTGCTTCGGC